TTTGAAACATTATTATTTATGTCGATTGTCTGCATCGTTATCTGTTGACATTTAGGATTAGAACCAGACAAAAAAGATGTCATGATTGAGTATGGATTTAACACATTTAAATCGCTAATAGTTCCAGGTATTAATCCTTTAAATTCGCTAAAATTAACCCCCATTCCAGAGGATACAATAGGAATGTTACCTTGTGGAACATTATTAATATAAATATATCTATCAACAGACGTATTTGTTGTGGTATCCATACACTTGGCCCCTGTTTTTAAAAAAAACTTATTTCCTAATGGTTTACCTGTTGCTGACGCTTTTCCTCCTCCAGAAACAAGCAACTCAACATATGAGATTAATCCGTTAACATCTCGTCCTAATGCGGCTAAATTGCCGTCAGAACTCATACCAATTTGTGATGGTGATTTTATATTTTTATAATACGGATAATCTGGTCCAATAAGTTTTGTCTGAACACCGTTAGCATCTTTTAAGACATCTTGGAATAAGTTGGATGACATTTATATATAATATATAATTTTTTTCTTTTCGTCAGATGTAATTAAACATTAGTATCGGGTTCCGAATCTTCAAAACTTGTTCCAGAAATCTCTGGGGGACTACTTGGTAAATTTTGTTTTGCATAATTGGTTTGTTGTAACACTATTTCGTTCACTTGGTCGGATAATGAAATTAAGTTTCCACTAATATCAGAAACTTGTTTTTGGAGAGGAATTAAAGAATCAATTTGGCTTTTTAAAAAAGCAATATTTCCAGCATTTTGTTGTGAAAGTATGAATGCGTTATTTGGGTTATTAAAATCATAATTTTTATATTGTGGTTGTTGTTGTTCAAGTCCTTCTTTAAATCTAAAATGTGCTAAAAATACTTGATATATAATTAATATACCAAAACATATAATTAATATTTTTGTTAGGAACGCAATATATAAATACATTATTATATAATACTTTTATTTATTTTTTTATTATAACACAATAATATAAATGTCGTCCGCTTTTTACCCATTAGGAATGAAATCATATAACAATCATACTAATCAAGGAGGATACATATCTTGGAAAGGAACCGGAGTTTTTAGCAATCCAGTTGGAATTACCGCTGGTAACATTAGACCATTAACAAATAACGACCCTTTGAATAATTCAAATGTTGGCTTTGGATTACCACGCCCAATTAAGCATTATAGAAAGGGTCGTTCTATTGGCGATAATAATAGGGTTTCCTCATCAAGTGGAGGTTCATTAATTAAACAAATGATTGATATACCAGGAGGATATAATATCTTTCCAAATACAGTAAACGAAACGTCCAATACTGTTAACTTAAACGAACATTGTAATACTTGTCATGGAATTGGCGTTATATCTAATTGGATGCCTATTACAAATTTAACAGAAAAACCTGAAACAAACACTCAAACAAGCACCTTTTGTTGTAATGATGAAAAGAAAGCACTAAGAAGAACACGACCAACTAATACAAAACTTAAGAAAAAGTATTATACAACCACCTCACAATATTTATATAATCGATGTAAGACATACGAACAACAACAATTTAATTATATAACAAGTGGTAATTCCGCATCTAAACCAGGAGACCCATCTTCTATTAATAATACTTATGTTGGAAATTGTAATCCTAATTTGGATATTGATAATCCAGTTGTAGACACAGATGGTTCATATAATACATTAACAAATCCACAAGGATGTAAACTAACTCAATATAAACCAAACAATTATAAGTTTTCAACACAAGGTGCTGTTTCAAGTAGTGACCGTATTCTTCGATTAAATGTCGAAACAATAAATACAAATAACGCAAATATTCATTCATTAAATTTACAAAAATCAAAATATTTTCAAGGCGGATGTGATGGAGTATCAAGTATTTTTTATATTCCAAATAAAATCATTAGCGAAACGACAAACAACGGAACGTGCACGGCATTGTGTCATGACCCGTGCCCTGTAATATCTTTATCAACTATTGCAACAACAACGGATAATATTAATTGGGTTTTAACAGAAGATACAACTATTGTAAGTTGTCAAACATTACTAATACCTTCAGGACAAACATTAGTAATTAATAGTGGTGACAACCTATTCAACTATGGAACAATTACAAGTTATGGAACGATTACAAATAACGGGACATTTAGAACTGAAAATGGCGGTCAAATGAATAATTACGGAACCATAACAAATAACAACACATTTAGAACTGAAAGTTCCGGTAATATAAATAATTATGGAAGTATTGAAAACAACACATCAGATTTTAAGGTTTTTGGTACTTTTACAAATTATTATAATTTTTCAAATACGGGAACATTTAATAACGACAATACAACAACAGGAAGTATCATTAATAAATCGACGGGAACAATTACTAACTCAGGAACTTTTTTTATTAAATCAGGCGATACTCTTGATAATTATGGAACCATAACTAATTCAAATATATTTAGATTTCTTGGTCCTTTTACAAATTATTATTTGTTTACAAATAATATTACAGGAATAGTTAATGGGAACTCAACTGATATAGGAACCATTAATAATACCATAAATGGACAAATTGAAAACACAGGAAGTTTTCGTATTAGATCATCAATCACAAGCACAAATTCAGGAAGCTTATCAATTAGCAATTCAGGAAGCTTATCAATTAGCAATTCAGGAAGCTTAAGCAATTCCGGAAATTTAATAATTAATTCAGGAAGCTTAACAATTAGCAGTTCATCTAATTTAAGCAATTCAGGAACCTTAACAATTAAAACTTCAGGAAGCTTAGCAATTAGTGGTTTAAGTTATTTAACCAATAATGGTAATATATATAATTCAGGAGGTGCATTAACACTTAATTCAAATACTACTTTAACAAATAATTCAACTGGTAACATCTATATCGATGACTCAGGAATCTTAACAATTAATGGAACTGGAAAGTTAGTCAATTATGGTCATACTTATATACCTCCTGTGTCTGATTATGGAAAAGCAACCATAGTTAATTCTAGTAAAATCACGGAGAACCCGGTAGAATCACGGTGAACCCGGTAGAATACAAATGTCCACCAGTATAATAATATTTGTCTACAATATATAAATAACACAATAGGTAATTGGTAAGATTCAAACGTTTATTCCAATAACTTTTTATAATAATACATAAATATATAATGTCAACTGCTTTTTATCCGTTAGGGATGCAGACATATAATAATCATACAAATCAAGGTGGGTATAAATCGTGGAAAGGAAACGGGACTTTTAGCAACCCAACGGGAATTACAGCAGGAAATATTCGACCATTTACAAATAAAGACCCAACCAATAATTCATATATCGGGTTTGGATTACCAAGACCACTTAAACAGTATAGAAAGGGTCGAGTAATTCAAAATAATATTAATGGCGTTTCTCCAACTGGAACCGGAGGACAAGTCGTTAAATCTTCATTGGGTGGTTCGTTAATAAAGCAGATGATAGATACGCCCGGAAATTACAATATTTTCCAAAATACAATAACTGAGACATCAAATATAAGTAATTTAAACAGTGAATGTATTAATTGTAATGGAATTGGAATTATTTCAGATTGGATGCCTATAACTAATTTAACAGAAAAACCACAAGAAGTAACTCAAACCCAAAATTTTTGTTGTAACGCACAGAAAAAAGCGGTTGTTCGTTGTTTACCTACAAGTTCCAATATAAAAATAAACGGATATTCTCCATCGTGTTCATTGACAAATAATTACTTTTCGAATTTACAACAATATAGACAAAATAGGTGTCAAACGTATGACCAACGCGCATTTAATTTTATTTCAGTTGCGGATTATCAATTAAATGCATATGATGCGAAGTGTTCACCAACATGTAATCAATTTACAAATGTAAGTAACGGACCGTGTCCGTCAACAAATAGTCTGTGTAATGTTGTGATTTATAAACAAAATAACCCCCAGTTTGCCCAACAAGGTTCGGTAAAAAGCAGTTTAAGAACATTTAAATTAGCAGTAGAAAACACAACTGCTGTTAAAACAGCGAAAACAACAACAAGTGGTAAGTGTTCCATTTTTTGTCCTATCCCCTGACTACAAATTGTATGAAAATAACTACACTAATGATTAGTAGTTGACTAACTTTAACAAATAAATGAACAATTATAAATAATGAATAACTGTATACTACAACACTAATATAAAATATAATAAATTATAATTATATTTTATAAATGTCAACCCAGAATTATTGGACAATAAATCAAGTTGAATTTTTACATAAACTTAAGGCCCAATGTTTAGAATATAGCGAATTTAATAGAAAACAAGTGAAAAAATACACAACGACAAATACCCATTTTAATATTCCTATTTTAATATTATCCGGTTTAAATTCGTTTGTTGCGTTAGGTTTACAGCCATTCGTTAAACAGGAATATATATCAATAATAAATTCAGTATTATCTCTTACTTGTGGAATATTATCATCGACTGCGTTGTATATGAAATATAACGAAAAAATAAATACGTGTGTTTCGTGTTCTCATGACTTAAATGATTTACACGCAACAATATTCAAAGAATTAAGTTTAGATGAAGATTCCAGGTCAATGGATGGAAAGGATTTTTGTAATAAAATGTTTGATGAATACACCAAAATAATGCAGAAACATATTGTCCCCAAAAAACACATACAAATGTTTTTATTAACTGATAGAGAAAAACAATACGCCAATTTGTCAACACTACACACCAACATAAGTAGTTCTAAAAATAAGGTTGACTCATATGAATATACTAAAGAACCTCAAGAGAATGAAACGCAGAAGCATGACGCATATGAGAATAGAGAGGATGAACCAGATGAAAATGAACCAGATGAGAATGAACCAGATGAGAATGAATTAAACGATATCGAAAAGGACCAACCACAAATAAAAAGTGTTAATGAAAGCAAACAATCCCCAAATTTATTTTCGTTATTTGGTTCTTATTCTACTTAATTTTATTGAATGGATACGCAGATAAGAATGTGTTTGGCTTTTCAAAAATATTATTATATGGGATATTATGTTTTTCGCACCAAAATATACATTTTTGAATATTATTTTTTTTCAAAATGTCAAGTTTTTCGTTTTTGTTCTTATTTTTAAGAAGGTTTATAATGTGGTGGATAATTTCAAGTTGTTGTTGTCCGATAATTATATTCATATCATCTATTTTATTAATAAAATAATATGGAAGTTCTGATGTAATTATGGAATGTATATTTTTAGTATCGCATCTATTTTCGCATATTTCAAGTAATTTCTTATGGTAATCCTCGTTATATGTGAATTTTTTACAAACGAGGTATTTATCACAACTAAATATATTGCTTGTATTTGGTTTTATTATATACACTTTTTTAAAGATGTATGTTAATATATATAAAATATCAAGAATGGGTTTATGATAAACGTTCGATATTTTAATAATTGAAACACCGTCATTTTGTTGATATTTTAATATTAATAATACGATATCAATTAATCCAAAAATATAAGTATTGTTATTTTTGTATGATTCGTTGTCTAATTCACAGAAGATTAAATTATATTTGTGTAATTGGTAATTTGTCGATGTATTATGTAAGTTTAAACACCCTATATGGGTGTCATTTTTGTCGTTTTTTATCATTTGAATACTATCGATAACAGATAAAAAATTCTGACTTATTATTAATGAATTTATATTATGAAGATTGTCAAATATGTTTGATATGCTTGATATTTCTAAAAAATCATAAAAAATCCCGGATTTTTGTTTTAATTTACTTATAGATAAATCAACTTCTGGAATTTTCGAAAAAATATATTCATAAGTATTAACTATTTTTGAAATAGTATCATAAGTATTATTGTTTTCAGCAAGGCAAATGTTTATTAATTGTTTAATTGCTTTATTGTAATAATTATATGTGCTGTATGATGCATAAATTGGTATTTTTTCAATTTTAAATAAGGGAGATAACTCGCATTTATTAAAATTTTTAGGCAATATATAATAACTCATAGTGTTAATATTATAGTAATTATGTATTTTTTAAGTCTTGGAAATGTATGTATATAATAAGATTAATGTTTTATATGGTTGATTCGGTTTTTGGTTCCTTGAGTTCTGTTACGATTCGTTGTTTTCTAGTTTTGTTTTTAGGTAAGGTTTCGTCATTCGGGTCTTTTACAACTCGTTGTTTTCTGGGTTTTTTATTAATGATTGTGGCCTCTGGTATGGATGTTTTCGCCTCAGGGTTAATTTCTTCAATCGGAGGTTCAGGTAAAACAACTGATTGTTGTGACTGAACGAGTTCTTCTTCATCGATTGCTTCAGTTGCGGGAGTTAAAAGTAATTTGGTATTTAATTTTTTAATTTTAGGTTTTAATTTGGTAACCTCTTCTTTTGCGATTTGTATGGCCTGTTTTGTTTCTTTGATGTCTGTAGTATCAATATATCCGTCTAAGTCGAGTTGAACGTTTTCAACATTAACATTCCCTATTTTTTTATAAATAAAGTATCTATTTAAAAAGGAGATTCTTTTTTCGAATGCGTTCATTTTTAATGCGTCACCGTATTCATTTTCTAACCTTTTATTTTTTTTAACTTCATCAACCATATTTAAATATAGTTCGCTAAATAAACCACTACCTTCAGGAAATCCTAATTCTTGGGCTTCAATTCTATCAATTAATCTGAATCCATAATTTACCATAACTCTATTTAAATATTCGTGGTTGACTAAATATTCTGGTATTAATTGATTGATTGATTCCTGATATACGTCAATTCTGTTTCCAATAGAACTAATATTATCTTCAAATGTAGATGAGTTATAACCCTTAACTATTTCTAATATTTTTTTACCGTCATCTAAGATTTGAATGCTTTCGCCTTGGGCTTTATTTTTTAAAGTATTAAATATTACTTCTCCGTCATAACACGCGCCAATAAAATATCCGCCTGTTTTGGTACATTCTGAAACATTTTTTAAGAATCCTTTAAATGTCTCAATACTTTCGAAAAAGTAGTGTAATGCGAATTGACAGGAGGCAACTTGAAATCCTTCTTGTCCTTTCCCAAATTGTCTAAATACGCCTTTACCTAATTTTTCCTCGTCTTTTACGCCAATACCAAAAACTGCTTTGGTAATTTGTTTTGCTTTATCGTTTAACATTGCGTCTCCGTTTTTAATATTGTTAGCGCTATTTCCGTTAACAAATAAAGCATATGGCATATGTTTAATTTTTTTGCGGTTATTTAAATATCTAGCACATGCACCATCTAATTTATTTTCTAGATTGTCTTTTGATATATCAATCCCAAAAACAAATGATAATTTAGCACTAATCCACTTTGATAAATCACCTGCTTTTCCACAGGCAAAATCAATTAAAGTATCCCCTTTTTTAGAAACTGCTGTTATTAGTGTTTTTTTTACGTATAAATTGTGAAAATCTCTTAATGCTCTTGTTTTGGAAACCCCGACTACACTATTATAATATACATCGTCATTTACAAACATGTTTGGAATGTTTAGACCGGTACATATCATATCTTCTGTAATTGGGTTATTTATGGTTTGCCAATTACTGTTGGCTACGTGGTATGCATTACCAAAATTAGAATTATTTTGTAAAAAGTCCGCAGTTTTATCGTATCTTACACGTAACGGAATCCATCTCCATCCTGGTTCTTTATCTAAATCATACCTAAACTCAACAATCATATTATCTGTAATTAGGTCATTTTCTTCAGAAATCATTTCTTTTGTATTATTAAATGGTTTTAACATAATATTACACAGACCTGCGGTTGGGTCATAAGGATTTGTTGGGTAAAATTGAACGGGTTCTGCTTTATATTCCGATTTATTATTATTGTCTTCTTCAATATTTAAATATTCTGTAACATTATCATCGATTACGTCCTGACACGGATTCATATACCCGTGTTTTTTTTTAATAAAAGTGCACATTAATACGATTTGTTTATATTCTGAAAGTTGAGTATTTGCGGTTGTATTAAGTCCATCTTCATAAATAGGAGTAATTAAGTCGTTTCCATTATTCGATTTTACGGTGCTAACTAAGAAATCGATGGTGTTATATTCAGGAGGTTTCCATTTAAATGAATGTTCCCACGTATTTCTTGTTATTGGACCTGCTTTTCCGATTTTATCTGAACCGACACCCATAAATGCAGGTGTAAATATCAATCCGTCGGTATTATATTCAAATAGGTTATTTTTACATTTGGTTATAACTTCATTACACGCCTCGAAAATATTATTTTTTTCTTGATTACTTGGATAAAACTTTTTGGCAGATATTCGAATAGGAGACATCATATTTTTTTCTGGATGTTCCACGGATATGGGATTTAATTTTGTTATTAAGTTTTTTAATAATGGATATCTACATTTGGAAACGTCTTTTTCAGGACTTCCTGGCATAAACGAATATGCTCTAACGTCATTATTATTTATGTAATAAATATCGAAAGCAGCAAATAAGTTTATAAATTCACCATTTGAGTCATTTAAAATGAGTTCCCCGTCAATTAAAGAATTAAAATATTCTTTGATTTTGGTAATAGCTCCTGTAAATATTACATTCATATTTGAATTTATTAAATAAATACGTCCATTAGAATTAATGAATAATAAATGTCTATCACCGTCGGCCTTTTCAGTAACTGTGTAATTATTTCGAATATTTGGAATGTTTGAGTTTTCAAGCAATTCGGCAACATTCATTATTTGTAAAGTATATGAAGAAGGACCAATGAAATCATTATTATAAATTCTTTTGTCTGCATTATAATTGGATTTATGAAGGAGCATCATATATGATTTAAGAATGTCGTTTTGTTCAGGATAAGAAACCGGATAATTTGTGTGTTGTAATCCCGATAAAATTAGTTTAATGACATTTCTCAATTCAGTTAAAATAGAAGTATGATTATTAAATTTTGTTCCGGGACCAACCGCAACGTTATTTACTTCTAATTCAATCTCGTATGAGGATGGATTCGTAAATACACCGGATTCATCCGCGCTGTTAAATAGTTTAAAGACTTTCCCTTCTTTTAATGAATTTTTTACAATACTAATATCAACTAAAATCGGATAATCCGGATGTTGAAATGTAACTCTATTAATGTATCGAAATGTTTTTTTCGTTTTTTTCCAATTTTTAATAATATATTTGTTTACACCATTAAGTCCATTCGTAACCGTTTCATTTTGTAATGAAACTCTAAAGTTAAAATCATCCATATTTACAGGTCGTAATATTTCGCCATTCGTATCTTTAACAAAAGATTTTTTGGTAAATTTTACGCTACTTAAATTAGTTTTTATGATTTTTTCAATATCGTTATATTCACAATAATCCTTAATATTATGGATTCCTTCAATTTCTGCTCTTACATTAGGAGACATTTTGAAATTTCCTGTTTTTGCGTCTAAATACTCGTTTTGAATGCGTAAACTATAATAACCCAAATCAGATTTTGTATAAAATCCTCGATGCTTTAAGAGTTGAATTACATCATCATAATCTATTTTACTAAGGGGTTTTATTCCTCTAGTTCCAAACCTAACTTCTAATTCTGGATTAATTAAACCGTTGTTAGTATAAGGTTTTAAATTATAATATTGATTTACCATATTTTCAAATTGAACAGCATGAGGTAAAACCTTTGCGTTATTTTGTTTTTTAGGGATGTCTTCAGCATCAACGTCTTGAAATACATCTGTGGGTGGTTCATTAAACTCAGTTTTTCCCATTTCTTCGACTGAAGTATTTATATTTCTTTTATTTTTATTATTCATCATTATATATTATAATACATATTTTTAAATTGTTATTCAATTTTTTATAATGATTTAATTATTAGCTCGTATAAATCCTTTTTTAGTTTATTTTTATTTGTCTCTGATTTTGTGTTAATTGCTAATTTATTACAGATATCAATTAAATCTTGACTTTTATAATAAGAAATTGCTTTTAAAGGTTTGTTTATATTATCCATCTTAAATAAAGTGGATTTGTAATGGGTTATTTTGTCTGAACAATACCCTTCATATCCGTATTTAATAAGCTTATCTAAAAAATGAATAATATGTGTATCTCCATCGGTCTCGGTATTAATTAACTCGTAATATTTTTTATTATGAATATACAGGATATTAATATTTTCAAGAACACATAATGTTAAAAAAGTATTAATGTCGATTTTATTTTCATTAACTAATTGGTTTTCTATATGTGTAATAGACGCAAATTTATTTTTTTTTAAAAGGGGTTTATTTTTACGCAATTTATCAACATATTCGATTTTAAGATTTTTTTCTAATGTAAACGTAATATTTTCATTAGAAAAATCTTTATTTATAATTTTATAAAAACAACCAAATAAAGAATCGGTTTGTTTTGGTATAAAAAAACTTGGTTCTTCTATTTTAAGAGGTGGTTTAATTTGAGTTTTAAATACAGACAGTGACGGTTTAATAATTTTTTTATTTTCAGTTAATAATCTATTACTTAATGAGTTTACGACAATTTTACTGGTTAACATAAAATTTTGTAAATCAAGTAATACATTATTATAATTTATTGGATGAGACACAAACGGTTGAGCATTATGCTTATTTTGTTTCTTATAAGATGGTCTATTATACATATTAATATTTATTATTTTATTTCTTTATTATCTTTTGTAAAGTATATATTTTTAAAAGTTTCTTTTTGTTTTTCAACCTGATGCAATGTTATCTCTTGCGTGTTGACATAATTAATATAATTTTGTAAATCGTCTATTATTTCTTTTTTTAATTCGCTCAGATTTATATGAACACCATATCTATTTTCATTTAAAGTAATGGAATGCTTGTGTAAAATACGTAAAACTTCAATTTGGTTAAATTTATTCATAGATTCAATAACTTCTCTAATAAAATTAAGTTCTCCTTCGGTATAATCGATTTCGTTAATATTCATGTTATATTTAATATTTCTTATGTTTTTATATTATTATAATTATAACTTATACTTTGGGTTGAACCAATTCGGCAATTACAGAAATACATTTATCATTTAATTCAAACCTTTGCCCGATAATTCTCGCATTAAATTTGGTTCCTTCGGAAATTTTTGAAAATTGAGAAACATTATAATGATGGTCTCGCGCAATAAATACAACAATCGGTGACGGTAATTCGTCGGCGCTATCTGCTTTAATTCCTGCTTTAGTAATATTTGTAGCAACACACGATATTAATGTTCCCTCAACAGGAAAACATACTTCGCATTCAAATACAACCTCAAACGAAATATGATTTCCTCGTTCTATTAATCCGCTGGAATATGATACAACCTTTGTCGACCCTCTTTTAATATACCCCTCAACTAAACATATACCCTCATAATTAGATGTGATAACGTTTTCAATTGTTTGATTTATATTTTTTCCGATATTTGTTATTGGCAAAACAACATTCCGAGTAATTAAACATCTAGAATAAACATTTAATATTTTCTGCTCTCTTCTTTTATTTTTGGGTTGTGTTGCTTTCATTCTTATAATTTATATGCATATAATCTTTTAACTCGAATTAATTTCAATTTTATATTTTATTAAATATTGCGATATTCGGATCTAAAAACCATATTTTGTTATCCTTGTTAGTTTTATTTAAAAATCTTAAGAATATTTCTTCTAAGATACATAAATCAACTTGAATTAATTTTTTAGTATTTTCTTTATTAAGCCATTCATAACCTACGATATCATTTAATAATTTAATAGTTTTTGCTTTACCTGCTTCATCACATCTTGCTCCGCTATTCCGATTAACAGTCGTATTCTTTGTTTTAAAGACTTTATTTTTGTTTTTATTATCAGGGCTTATAAAACCAATTATTTTATTAAGGTTTGTTTTATTTATAATCCATTTATTTCGTATCTCGTTATTAAGTAATACTTCGTTTTTCTCTTCTGGTTCGGCTTCATTCCATGTATTATCCATATTATTAAATATAAAAATACTTTCTGAATCAGGGATACTTTCATTACACAGTAAAAGACATGTCGTTGGTTGTTGGCGAATTATGATAGTCATACTATTTTTAATGAAATATTCTTTTACAAAATATTCGAAACTTCCATCTTCTATAACAGGTAGAGAAAATAGATAATTTAATACTTGAATTGTTTCATTAAAAAATAACATTTCGCATATATGTTCGACCAACATATCTGTTAAATCATTATACGTCATCTGTTGGTTTTTATTTAAGGTATACATAAGTTTTCCATAATGTTTATACCAGTTATCGTCGCCTCTCTGGATTTCATCTTCTTTTTTTATTGGCTGTTCGGTATTTTCTTGTTTGATGCTTTCTTTATTTCTAAATTCTAATGCTAAATTAAAATTATCGAGTGATTCATTTAATATATTTTTGGCGTTTTGGTTTATATTTGGAATGTTTCCTGGTTCTTCGATTGTGTCATTATTTTTGGTAATAGCTTTGTTGATTTCAAAATTTATAAATGAATGTTTATAATCAATCGGAACACTTCTATCAAAGATAGAAATATTATTGTAATTCAGTTCATTCGGTTGAAATAAATAATATTCGCCAATATTTATTAGGTGCCCGACTCTTCCATATTTATCCAAAATAGGTTCGTTGTTATTATCAACTAATTGAGTTAACGCATAATATATTTGATCCAAAGGGTATTTTTTCGGAATATTAATTAATTGTAGTAACTTTTGTTTTTTATAAAAAAACCCTTCTTTCATAAGTGATTTTATTTTTTGGATTATTTTTTCAGTATTTGTGATAATATAACTTTCATTATAAGTATCTTTATTTAAATTCTCCTGGTCGATTTGTTTATTAGGACGACATTTATATTCGCAGTTTTCCATATAATCACAAGCGGCAGAATATGGAGCATCGCCTATTTTAAAATCATCGATAACGAGACCGTTAGATAATACTTGTGTAATATTTATATCTACATTTTTTGAAAAAATCTCTTGGGTAAAATTCGTTTGGTCGTGATTAATAATACAGTCAACTGAAACCTCTTTTAACAATCTACTTACACGTCCAATTTGAACGGATTTAACTTCCGCAACTCTATAAACGTAAAGGTCTGCAGATTCTTCTTCTTTATTTTCGAGTAAAGTCGCATACATAAAAATCTGGACATTTCTTTTCTCGAACGGTAAGTCTTTATGACTAAAATTTCGAACAGCTCTACCAATAATTTGTTCGATTCTATTCATATTATACCAAGGTTCCAAAATATGAACTTGTCGAATAAATTTCAAATCAATACCTTCCGAACCTGATTTAGATATTAAAATAACTTTAATTTGGTGTCCGTCTTTATTATTTTCGTTAGTTACCATTTTAACGTATGAGTCGTTGTTTGGCGAAAGCGCTAGGTCACCAGTTATCATAATATACCTTGCTGGTATGAAATCTGGCTGGTTATATTGTTTAGGTCTCATTGTTCTTACATCAATAGGAGGTGTTTTTCGTTCTTTAAATAGTTGATTTGATTTATTGGATGCAGTTGAGAACCGTGTAAATCCCATTTCTTCTAACGCAAGGGCTAAAGGAATTAATCCTCCATAAATATATTGGGAATAAACTAATATTACGCCATCGGATACAATTATATCTTGGGTAGAATAAATTGAATCCAGGATTTTTTTTATTTTGTAACTATATTTACCGATTTGGTCTGTCGCAAAAATACGCCCATATTTATTTTCAATTTCGGATTTATATTCAAAATTACCTTTAAATGGTGGAGTAATTGTATTTGTAAATTTTAATACTCGTTCTAACCCGGTTCTTCCCGTTAAAATATTTGGGTTAATATCACTTCCAGTTTTTTTGTATTTATTTGCTCCAGTTGTTTGTTCTCTTGATGATGAAATAGGATTTGTAATTAAGTTAGTGGTTTCTAAACCGTCGTATGGATAAACAATAATAAGTGATTCTAATGGTTTTTGTAATATTGTGTAGCCAAATGACTCCATATTTTCAAATGCGGATACCTGTTTTTCACCTGCATCTGTGGAGACCTTACCGTTATTTGAGTTTTTTAAATAATTAACAATATATTTATATCCATAAGATTGATATTCTCCTATATTTGATAAATACACATTAATTTTTTTTAGGTGGTCGTCAGGCGAAATCGGTTTTTCATTCATTTGATATTTGGGGTAAACGTTATTTGGATTTTTAAAAGTGTGTTCTATAGCAAATATGTCTGGATATACTCTATACGGAAAAGTGTATGGGTTTTCACCGCGAACAAATGATATGTATCCGGTTGATTTTCTTGATAATATTTCCTCTCCATTAGGTGTAAAATTCCCGTTTTTATCGAAAACCTCTTTTAGTTCGAATGTGCTACGCTTATCATTCATATTC